GAAGTGGTTACAACAAGGCGTTATGTCTTGGAACAAGGGCAGTCTGGAGTTGGAAAATGGTAGTAAAATACTGGCATCTTCTACTTCTGCAAGCGCTGTTCGTGGTGGTTCTTACAACATTATCTTTCTGGATGAGTTTGCCTACGTCCCAGCAAACGTTGCAGAACAGTTCTTTAGTTCAGTTTATCCAACAATCAGCTCTGGTAAAACAACTAAAGTGATGATTGTTTCAACCCCACACGGCATGAATATGTTCTATAAGTTGTGGACAGATGCAGAGGAGGGAAGAAACGAATACATTCCAATTGAGGTGCATTGGAGTGAAGTTCCAGGCCGTGATGAGGCATGGAAAGAACAAACAATTAAAAATACATCAGAGGCACAATTCAACACAGAATTTGAGTGTGAGTTTCTAGGTTCTATTGATACTCTAATTACGCCAAGCAAGTTAAGACAGTTGGCATATAGGGCTCCAGTAAAGTCTAATGCTGGGTTGGATGTTCATCAAAATCCCGAAGATGGACACACATATTTTCTAACTGCTGACGTTGCTAGAGGCACACAAAATGATTATTCAGCATTTGTGGTGGTTGATGTAACTGAAATCCCATACAAGATTGTCGCAAAATTTAGAGACAATGAGATTAAACCTCTTCTATTTCCTGCCAAGATATACGATGTTGCAAGAGCATATAACCAAGCATTTGTTATGGTAGAGGTCAATGACATTGGAGAACAGGTTGCTAATGCTTTACAGTTTGATCTTGAGTATGACAACCTTATTATGGCTTCTATGCGTGGACGGGCCGGACAAGTCCTTGGGGGTGGGTTCTCTGGTGGGCGAGCGCAGTTGGGGGTAAGAACTACTAAAGCTGTCAAACGTATTGGTTGCTCTAATCTAAAACAGATGGTTGAAGACAATAAACTAATCATAGAAGATTTGGAGATTATCACAGAACTATCCACATTTATTGTCAAAGGACAATCGTTTGAGGCTGATGAAGGATGTAACGATGACTTGGTAGCATGTCTGTTTATGTTTGCATGGGCCACAGACCAACAATATTTCAAAGAACTATCAGATCAAGATATCCGTGCAACTATGATGAAAGAACAACAGGACATGTTAGATCAGGACATGGCACCATTTGGATTTATCCTTGATGGTCTTGAGGAAGAAAATATTGGTAACATGGTGGATGATTATGGAACAAAATGGAATCCTGTAGTACGAGACAACAGTACAGATTGGTAAATCCCTATATAAATTCTATAAGATCATGGTCTAGTTTGATGAAACAATTTGAACAAACGATAGACGATTCTTTGATTAACTCTAATGCTTCTTTGCGGCTTTCGTTATTCATACCTTTGCGTTGAGTCAATTTTCTAATTTTATTGTGGTGAGGGTGAAATTTCAGACATACTGTCTCACTTTCTCCACAATGAGAACATGACTTTTCAGCAAGGTATTCGTTTAACCACACAAGACGTTGACGGTAGTTTCTTTTGGATACGTTTTTGATCGTTTCTTTATATTTTTCGTAATGCTCATTCATGTGTTTATTTATAAGAATCCTAACATATAAAAAGAGTGTTTTAGGAATCTCTTTTTTATAAATAATTGCAATGAAAAGAATAAACTCTAACGTAGAGTTAGGTTCTCTACAGAAAAAGGAGTAAGGAAAATGGGTTTTTTAGTGTCGCCAGGCGTACATGTAAGAGAAATCGACTTAACAAATATTGTTCCTGCTCTTCAAACTAACATAGGTGCTGTTGCGGGTCCGTTTGAAAAGGGCCCAGTTGCTTCAGTTACAAATATTAGTTCGGAAGCAGAACTGGTTTCTATCTTTGGTAAACCAAATTCAAATAACTTTGAATATTTTTACACTGCTGCAAACTTTTTGCAGTATTCCAATGCACTCAAGGTAGTGCGTTGTGAGTCTGCTGTTTTGAACGCTGCTTCAAACCTTGGACTTTTAATTAGAGATGCAGATCACTATACTAACTCATTTAGAGATGGTCAGGGTAGTGTTGGTCCTTGGGCTGCAAGAACTGCTGGAGATTGGGGCAACTCACTCGCCGTTTCAATTTGTGCGACAGCTACTGCATTCTCTCAAGATATCACAGGTGCAAACCAAGTTAACGGTGCCGCTTCAAGTGGTGCTACATCAATCACAGTTGATGATGTTGATCTTGCAAGTAATGTTATCAATGTTGGTGACATACTATCATTTTTTACGGACAGTGGTTTTGGAACTCCTGCTACGGGTCATGCCGGTAAAGAATATGAAGTAACTGCCCGTGACACTGCAAATGATACTCTCACAATCCGTGAGTTGGATAATCCGAATGGTACAGGACTTGCAGCTTCTCTCGCAGACGATTCTTATATTCGCAGACGTTGGAAGTTCTACGATCTCTTTGATGCTGCGCCAGGAACGTCTGATTGGTCGACTCAAGAAGGTCGAGGAACAGCTGACGAACTGCATATTGTGGTGTACGATACAACGGGTAAGATTTCTGGTTTTGCAGAAAATGTTGCTGGTCAACGAGGCCAGTCAGTTTTGGAAACATATAGTGCTTTGTCCAAAAACCCAAATGCAAAAAATGCTCAGGGTGGAACAAATTACTATGCTGAAGTTCTTTACACTCGTTCAGCCTTTATTTTCTGGATGGATCATCTTGGTGCTGGTACAAACTGGGGAACAGACCTTGATGCATCAAACGCCGTTATCTTGAACGGAACCGATTCAACTGGATCAGATGAAGGTGATAATGTCCTTGATGAAACTGACGGAGAAAACATCATCTTAGATACAGATGCTGGCGCATTTACTGCTGTAGACGCTCCAACATATGATGGTCTCACAGGCGGAACAGATGATTATTCTGTGACAGCTGGTGAAAAGAGAACTGCATATGACTTGTTTGCGAATACTGAACTCCATGACATTAACTTTGTTCTTGGTGGACCTTCTGTTACAGAATCAGGTAGTTCCTTTGGTTCTGCTGGTGACGAGTTCGATACTCACGGTACAATGATCACTGATCTTGTTGAACTTCGTAAAGATTGCGTAGCGTTTCTTTCTCCTGCTCGGCAGGCGGTTGTGAACGTTCAAAGTTCAAACACACAAACAACAAATGTCAAAGACTCTTTTGATACTTTGCCGTCATCCTCTTATGTAGTGTATGACAGTGGATACAAATACATGTATGACAAGTACAACGATGTATATCGTTATGTTCCACTTAATGGTGATATTGCTGGTCTGTGTGCTAACACAGACAGAGTTGCTGATCCGTGGTTCTCGCCGGGTGGTTATAACCGTGGTAACATTCGTGGTGCAATTAAACTTGCATTTAATCCACAACAGGCAGAAAGAGATATTCTCTACAAGGCTCGGATCAACCCAGTAGTTGACTTCCCAGGCCAAGGTGTGGTTCTCTTTGGTGATAAAACTGCTCTTACCAGACCAAGTGCATTTGACCGTATTAACGTGCGCCGACTGTTCCTTGTTCTTGAAAAAGCAATTGCAACTGCTGCTAAGTTCCAACTCTTTGAGTTCAATGATGAGTTTACACGGGCTCAGTTTCGTAACTTAGTTGAACCCTTCTTGCGGGATGTGCAGGGTCGTAGAGGTATTACTGATTTCCAAGTTGTTGCTGATGGCACAAACAACACAGGCGAAGTCATTGACCGAAACGAGTTTATTGCAGATATCTATATTAAACCAGCACGATCAATCAACTTCATTACACTTAACTTTGTTGCGGTTCGCACAGGTGTTGAGTTCTCTGAAGTTGTTGGCAAATTTTAGGAGGTAACATAAAATGGTTGGAACATTAGATCAATTTAGAGCTCAACTGATTGGTGGCGGTGCCAGAGCTAACCAATTTAAAGTTGAGATCAATAATCCTAGAAATGCTGGGGCGATCAATATCAATTTAAGGCAGGCAGCATTTCTGTGTAGTGCAACATCACTTCCGGCAATGTCAGTCGAAGAAATTGAAGTTCCTTTCCGTGGAAGAACTATTCGGATTGCGGGCGACAGAGATTTTGCTGATCCTTGGGAAGTTACATTCCTTAATGATACAGACTTCTCAATTCGTAATTCTATGGAAAGGTGGAATAATGCAATTAACGATTTGGCCACAGGCCGAGGAGTTAATAACACATTAGACTACTGTGCTGATTTAACAGTATCCCAACTTGATAGGGATGATAGAGTTATTAAGGTGTACAAGTTTGTTAATGCATGGCCGCAGGCTATTGCAGCGATTGATTTGTCATCTGCATCTGCAACCGAAATTGAAAGTTTTGCCGTTACATTTAGGTATCAGCATTTCCTCGCTAGTGACGTTAACGATGGTGGCGAATTTGCGATTGAATAGGAACAAATTGACTTTATAAACCTACTAAATAAAGGAGTAGGGAGATATTATGGCTGAACTTTTCGGATTTTCAATTAATCGTTCTAAAAAGGATACGGGTGGTGAGCAAGTTTTCACCACCCCAACTCCTGATGACGGTGCTATATACGTTGCTGGAGGCGGTTTCTTTGGCCAAATTTTAGATACCGATGGGCGAGAGAAGACAGAACTTGACCTCATTCGTAGGTATAGAGATATTGCACAACAACCAGAGTGTGACAGTGCAATTGAAGATATCATTAATGAAGCGATCACTTCTGATCAAGTTTCTCAATCAGTTACGTTGAGAACTGATAGACTACCTTATTCAGATAAAATTAAAAGAGAAATGAGAAAAGAGTTCAATAAGATATTGTCTCTTTTAGAATTTGAAGCCAAAGGTCATGACATACTCCGGCGTTGGTATGTTGACGGCCGTATCTTTTATCACAAAGTAATAGACAGTAAAAATCCCAGAAAGGGTATTGTTGATTTGAGGTACATTGATTGTACCAAAATCAAAAAGGCCCGACAAATCAAGAAAGATAAAGACGCTAAAACTGGCGTGGATATGATTACGAAGATTGATGAGTATTATATCTACAACGAAAAAGGTCTTTTCTCTGCTGGATACGGTGGAGCAAATCAAGGATTGAAGATTGCCGCAGATGCAATTGCATATTGCCCTTCTGGTGTGATTGATCAAAACGGTGGTAAGGTTCTGTCGTATTTACACAAAGCAATCAAACCTGTTAATCAATTACGAATGATTGAAGATGCGTTAGTTATCTATCGTATTTCAAGGGCCCCAGAACGTAGGATTTTCTACATTGACGTTGGTAATTTGCCCAAGGTAAAGGCTGAACAATATCTAAAAGATGTTATGAACCGATATCGCAATAAATTAGTTTATGATGCTAGCACTGGAGAAATCCGTGATGACCGTAACCATATGTCAATGCTTGAAGATTTCTGGCTACCTCGGCGAGAAGGTGGGAGGGGAACTGAAATTACTACTTTGGCTGGTGGTTCCAATCTAGGAGAGATTGACGATATTGAGTATTTCAGACAGAAATTATATCGTTCTCTCAACGTTCCTATCTCAAGACTTGAAGCAGAAAATTCTTTTAGTCTTGGACGGGCCAATGAAATCACACGGGATGAATTGAAGTTCACTAAGTTCATTCAGAAAATTAGAAAGAAATTCACACCTCTCTTCACTGACCTTTTGAAGACGCAACTTTTATTGAAGGGTATTATCTCATTAGAAGATTGGGATACCATGAAAGAGCATATCCAATATGACTTCTTGAAGGATGGTCATTTTGCAGAACTGAAAGAAGCAGAGC